TTAAAGCGCAAGCACAGGTATTGTTCTTTCATAAGGCGAAAGCTATTGTGATTGATCAGTTCCTCGAAGATATGTTTGTATTCATGTGCGATGGTTCCCCTACGGGAGTTCCTACATACGGATACATATATTTCTACGACCTGTGTAAATACCTTAGTGTGTGCCATAAAGCACATTTGGTAGCGCGGCGTGGGGCTGATTTCAAGAGGTTAACCTCCGATCTCAGCCCCCCCTTTAGAGGCCGAACATTTAAATATTCAGGTTCAATTTTTGGCAGATGGGCGAAATCCCGTTTCCTATCTATCATTCCTGAAAATATTTCTTTGTGGGATTCATTTTTTAAGGCGAAGGCCAGCTGCGATATCATCGACGGCTCGGTCCAGCTGAAAAATCTAATTTCTCACTCAGAGAAGATTTCGACCTCAACTCCATGTTCAGACGCCCTCATGAATGAGGCTATCGAATGTGTGCGACCTCTATTAGAAGAATTAGCAAAAAAACTTGGTAAACAATTGTCGACCGAGGAATTTGACAAACTCTCAAATTTGAGTGTGCCACAAATGAAGGCCTGTTATGAAAATCCGATTAAGTTCGGGGGTACACTCGGACACCTAGTGAGCGAGCTGTTGCCGACCTATTCGGTTCCGGCTCAGCCCGACCCAACGTTCGACTACTTCTACATTGAATGCATTTGCTGCGGAGAACGGATACCCAAAATTGCCATCGATACAGATCCTCTGTATTGTTGCCACCTTTGCGGTGTATCTATTCTAGACACTTACAACGATAAGTTCGGTGTCGAATCACAGTACCAATGGCTCTCATCGTATAAATTGGACGACGACGGTTCGGACATCCACATTGCTGGTGTCGGTACAACTAACATGGACTATAGTCTACGTAAGGCTGGCTTGGGGAGTGACTTTGTCACTAAACCTGACATCGATTCTGTTGTGTATCATGAAAAAGTTACACAAGACGGAGTCAATCACGGGTTTAGGGTCGATGCCACTGTCAGCCATACGGAATTAAGGGCAGGTTTCATAAATAAATTGTTTGAAGCCGCAAGCCCGTTTATAAACGGTTTTACCCCACCATCGTACGATGATGACGGTAACGAGGAGTATCCGAAAATCAGGTGCTCGGTTATAGGTATCCTGGAGCCTCTTAAGGTTAGGATTATAACGAAAGGTGAAGCAGTTCCCTACTACATCTCGACTATATACCAAAAAACTCTCGCGTCGATTATTAAGGAATATCCCTGTTTTCGACTCTTAGGGCGTACCGTTTCGCCAACAGACCTGTACGATATCGCTAATAACCTCCCTAAATGGGACTCGGAAGGCAATCTCGGATGGGCATCTTCTGATTTTTCTGGTGCCTCGGATGGATCTCATCAAAAGATTAATGATGCAATTCTCAAAATTCTCGTATCAAAAATTGATCCGAGATTAGCCAAGGTGGTCACAGCATGCAACGCTTCTCACGAAGTCGAGTACGCGATCCCAAGGCCGGCCGATTATTTGCATTATTTACTCGACGAGGGCAATATTACTAGTGAAACATGTTATTACATGCTACGTTTATTCAACCCTATGACACCGAGTTTTGAGTATCAAAAATATCTGAAAAAGCACAAGCTTCTCATTGGCAAGTACAAACAGCTACCGCAAAGCGTCGTCCAGCAGCAAGGGACTTTGATGGGTTCAAAAACCTCATTCCCGCTTCTGAGCATTTATGTTCTGCTGGCCCATACTATGAATTTACGGAGACTCGGCGATTGCCGTCCCCTCTGGTCAATCATGAATGGGGTCCTCATCAATGGGGACGATCGCTTAACAGTTAGTACTTCGACAACTGAAAGAAATTTTGCAAACACTTGCATAGAGTTAGGCATGTCGTTGTCCCCAGGTAAGTCATTTTGGCATGAAACATTCGCCAATATAAATTCGAAAAATTATATTTTTGACTTTTCCAAGAACATTTCAACTCTCGGCGGCATACGTTATCACGTGCCGTTCGGCTGGGATAAAACCAGCTCGAGATTGAAGACCAGCCCAAAATTTGTTCCATACTTGAACATCTCTCTCATCAACGATCAACGTAAGGTTGCTAAAGTCAGCGAAGAAAAGGTAGACGGTCCTCGGCACATTGCCGTGATAAATCCGATCCTCGAGTCTTGCTATAGTAACAAACAACAGATCGCCGTGCTTGCCTATTACCTTGAACGCTGGTCCCCAGCGCTCAGGAAGGAGTGTATCGGTCGGAACCTTTTCGTTTCGCATGGACTCGGCGGATGGGGGGTGGTTCCTCCTGTCGGTTGGGTCTGGCACGCCACACTCGCCCAAAGAAAGCTTGCGGCTGTCTTGTTCGACAGCCAACCTGCCGGCTGGCTAGGGCTTTACCCTTTACCTGGGAAAAATATCGAAGCAAACCCTCTAGTATGTGAGGATCCCTGGATTAATTTTAAACCAGAGAGACAAACCTTCAATAAACCCAAAAGATTCACAAATCACGTTATGAGTAGGAAGAGGCTCGTTCTACCACTACATTATTGTTCTGTAGATAGGGTCTACACCAACGGCAATGTGCCGGTTACGCCCACGCGAGTCTACCGAACCGTTGTCGATAGAGCCAGCCCTTTCGCCAGAATGGATCTAACTCAAGTCAAGAACGAACTCGAGTTTATCCAGTCAATCCTTGAAGACTCTTTCTTGGGACAGCACCTGATTAGTTGCTTCGTCTCTGGGCAGGTCAACAGGTCGGCCTCATAGCCAGATT